AATACTAATACTAATACTAATACTAATACTAATACTAATACTAATACTAATACTAATACTAATACTAATACTAATACTAATACTAATACTAATACTAATACGAATACTAATACTAATACTAATACTAATACTAATACTAATACTAATACTAATACTAATACTAATACTAATACTAATACTAATACTAATACTAATACTAATACTAATAGGAATATTGTATCTTATAATGAATTTATGAATGATAATTCAAGTTATTCATTGAAGGATTATATGGGTACGAGTATTGATTGTAAACTTAAAAAATACTTATGTTTTAGTAAAGGTTTTTTTGTTGAAATTGGTTCAAATGATGGTATTAGACAGAGTAATACTAAAATTTACGAAGATTTATATGGTTGGAGAGGTTTATTGATAGAGCCTAGTAAAAATGCATATCAAAAATGTATACAAAACCGTAAATATAGTATAGTTGAAAACTATGCTTTAGTATCTAATGATTATGAAAAAGATAGTATTGAAGGTGATTTTGATGGACATTTGATGTCGAGTGTAGTATCTAAAAGATTAAAAAGAAAAAAAATTGTTAGTGTACCAAGTATAACATTAACAAAATTATTTTTAAAACATAAAATAAACCGAATAGATTTTATATGTATAGATGTGGAAGGTTACGAACTTGAAGTTCTTAAAGGTATAGATTTATCACAATTTATACCGAAATATATTATGATAAATATTTTTAAAAAAGATTACCAAAAAATATTAGATTATATGAAAAAATATAAATTTATACTTATAAATAATATTAGTAATTATAATAAAAATGATAATCCTAAATGGAATGGGCAACATAATGATTATTTGTTTGAATATATCTATTAAATCTTTATAGTCTTATACTAACTATAGTATTTCTACATCCTCCCAATTTTCAATAGAAATATCATGTATTTCATCAGTTTGTGTAGAATTATCTTTTAAATATTTTGGGAGTTTATGTACTACAATTTCTTCTAATGGATGATATCCACTATCCATATGCTCATTTACTATTATATATTTAAAAAAATCACATACGTAATAACATGGATTATAGCAATCTATTCTATATGGAAAACAATTCTTATAACATTTTTTGGGACAATACATTATAATATTTATAATATAAAAAATTATTGGAAATAAGTTTATTTATTTATATTTATTTATTCTTTCTATTTATGGATTATTATAAAACTTTTACTACATTTATGCCTAATAGAGATGTTCACTTAAAATATTTCAGTAATAGACTACTATACATTTTAGAAAATTTATCTTCATTTATAGAGTGTAAAGAGGTTAATTTAAATACTACATCTTTAGTATATTCATTTGAGCATAATTATAAAGCTATCATTGTTGCTTTATCTAATTTTATTCCTGAAGAACAACGTAAGAATTTATGGCTATATGAATGGAATAATGATATATTTAGAAATCAATTGTATGATTTATTAATTAGTTTAGACCAACCACATTTAATATTATGGTTTTTTTTACATTGTGGATATTTTGAATTTAAAGAACATAGTCAGGAACTGTCTAGATTAGAAAGTAATATGGATTTTTTAATAGAAAAAGATCTAAAATTTAGGGACATTAATATACTTTATAATCATTTACTAGGGCGAAATTTACTACCATTATTTTCATTAACTTATCGTAATCAATCAAATAAAAATATATTCATTAAAAGGGAACAATTTTATCGTGAGATATGTAGCGATTTAACATATTCTGGTGGAAAAAAAAGTATTACACAAATAGGAAAAAGAAGAATAGGTTTTATATCAGATTTTTTATGTTTAGATTCATCTGTTTTACGTGACAGAATGGGTATTATAAAAAATTTATCTAGAGAAGATTTCGAGGTTTTTATATTAGTACATGGTAAACCAGAAAATATAAATACACAGTTAGCAAAATCACTCAAAGATGCACATTTAGAAGAATATGTGTTTTTACCAAAATATTTATCAGATTCTAGAGAAAAAATATCATCTTTAGAATTAGATATTTTAGTATTTTGTGAGATAGGAATGAGTGTAAAAAATTTTTTACTTGGATTTTCTAGATTAGCACCAATACAAATTACTACTTGGGGTCACTCTGATACTTCTGGATTAAGTACAATAGACTATTATGTTTCTAGCAACTATTTTGAATTAAATGGTGATGAACATTATAGTGAGAAATTATTAAAAATGAATTCATTAGGAACATACTATTATAAACCTAGCAAATTATTATGGGATGAATCTTATAAAATATTGGATAGAAAAAATTACAATTTAGATGATGAATTGAATATATATGGATGTATACAAAGCTCTTTTAAAATTACAGAAGAATTCGAAGATATTTTAGTTAAAATATTGGAAAATGATCCAAAAGCAAAAATAATTTTATCCAATAATGTACCTTTTTGTAGGTCGCATATACTTAGATTAAAAAATAAAATGGGTGAAAATTATACTAGAATTTCTTTATTCCCTAATCTTCAACCAAATTCATATTTAAATTTAATTTATCTATGTGATATTATATTAGACCCATATCCATTTGGTGGATGTAACACTAGTTTTGAAGCATTTGAATTTAATATTCCAGTCGTAACTATGCCAACTAAATTTATTAATGGTAGATTTACTTATGGACTTTATAAAAAAATGAATATTTTAAAAACAGTAGTATCTAATAGCGACGAATATCTTGATGTCTGTTTAAAATATGGTAGAGATAAAATAGAATTAGATGAGCTAAAAGCAGACATAGACAACAATAAACATTTAATTTTTGAAGAACAGGATAGCATAGATGAATGGAGTCAATTGTTATTAAAATTAGAATAATTAAAATTAGAATAATTAAAATTAGAATAATTAAATTATAATCAATAAAAAAATAATATATACTAAAAAAATATTGTCTAAAAAATAGTATCAAATAAAAAATATTATCAAATAAAAAAAATAGATATATATTAATGTGTGACGAAAAATGTATTAATGATATTAGTTTAAAATTAAATCAAAATTTAAGAATGTATGATAATGATGTCGAAAGAATAACATATACAAAATGTGATGATAAATGCAAAGAAAGTGCTATTAAAATTAAAAATAATTATTCTGAAACAATCACAAATATTATAGATAATTTGAATAATATAAAACAGACTGAAAAAAAAATAAATAATTTAATTTATTCACCAGAACAATCTATAAAGAAAAATAATATTAATAGATATAACGAATTTGTAAAGAAGAAGGAATTTCTTGAAAAGGAATATAATGATCTAATGAATGAATTAGAAATACGTACTGAATTACATTTAATTCAATATGATTTTAATACTAAGAATGATATCATTATTAAAGATTTAAATAAAAAAATCTTAAATACTGAAAAAAATATCAAAAAAAATAAAGAAAGCAATAGTAAAGATATAAACTATATAGGAATGAAACAAGATGAATCTAAAGAATATGAAAAAAAAATAAATTTATTAACATCAATAAATAAAATATTATTTATTATATTTATAATAGGTTTGGTAATATATGCTTATAAGTATTACAAAAAATATAAATTCAAGCCTAAATGAATAAAACCTATAACTCCCAATAAATAATTAGTTAAAGTCACAATCGTTTAAAATATCATCGTTTCTAAAAGTAATACCCTTCCAGTATGATTTAACATTATTGCACTTACCATATTTATTACACATATTTTTCTTTAAATCTTTTCTTGATGGTGTTTTATTATTAGACCCACAAGCCTGTTTGTACCATTCTTGAAATACGAAATATGCATCGTCTAATTTTATTCCGGACCCTTCATAATTAGAATCCAATTCAATAATCTTTTCATTCATAAATTGAGTAAATATATCACTTTCATTATGATATTCGTCAGTATTACGTTTGACCTCTGCTGGTTCATAAATACCATTTTCTTTATAGTCTTTATAATATTGTAATAATAGATACATAAATGGTTCAGCCCACTCACGTAGTTTTTCACTAAGATTAGTATCTATAGGAAAATGATATGGTTCGTTTGGGTCTGGACTATCTCTAAATTTAGAAATAAATTCTACAACTCTAATTCTACGCCAAGTGCCTTCATCATTTGATGGTACTGATGGTAAATCATTACAAGTAAGTACCAACTTAAATTGAGGTTTAAATTCAATTGGTTCTTTATGAAGTGTTCTAGCAATAATAGTATCTCCACCAGTTAATTCTTTCATCTGTCCTACTCTTAATTCCTCATTATGGTCAGGTTCCTGCAAACAACAGAAGCGACAACCTTTAGTTCTTGCTAAAGCTGGATTACAGGCCTCAGCTCTAGATCTCTGCTGAGTTAAAATTGTTACTGGTAAAGTACAACAGTAATCACCAAATCCTAATTCAAATAATTCAATTAGTTTAGATTTTCCATTACCCCCAGAACCGGTCCATATATGGAATTTCTCTTCTCCAGTTTTTCCAGTTAAGAAACTAGATAATAATGTTAATACATATTTTCTAACATTATCTATAGGTAAAACCTGTCTAATAAACATCTTAATATCTTCAAATAATTCATCTTCTTCATCGAATTCTTCATAATGAATACCAGTAGAACGTTTAATATAGTCTTCCGGTAATCCATCTCTAAATTCTCCCTTATCTAAGTCATATACACCATTTTCAAAACCTATTAAATGGTCATGAATATCAAGTAGTTCTTCAAATTTAGGTATATAGAATAGTTCTAAACACTCTTCTAATACATTCTTTTTAAAAGAGGTTTTACGTAACTGAATTGCTATATTATTTAATTTTTTAACTCTATCCATTTCTACTTCTTTTTGACAATCATCCTCATCCATCTCAGACGCCTTTTTAGATATATCTGAACCTAATTTTAAATATTCGTTTACAATATCATTAGATATCAATCTTCTTAATTCTACATCACAATCCAATTCTTTCCACTTATGGTCTACAAATTGATACCAACATTTACGTCTACTTGATGCACATACAAACTCATGTTTGAACTTTTGATAAATTACTTTGGCAATATCGTGATGTGTACCTGTTAAACTTTTAATAAGTGTCATTCTAATATTACCACTAATTATAGATTTATAATCTTCTATATTATCTTCTTTTGCCCATAAACATAATGAACCCATTCCTAAACCATCATTTACTATACCATCCCACTCCATTTCACAACATCCTTCTTCGTATTTAGAAGATTTCTTACTAAACATAACCCAAGAATCCAATAATCTGTGGTCAATATTATGTAAACACCAACCTACACGAATCCATTCATCTCTTTTATCTGCTCTATCTGGTGAAAGAGTTTCAACCAGTTTTTTTACTAATTCTAAATTATCAGAAACATTCTTCTTTTTGCTTTTTTTCTTTTTAATTGTATTTTTACTAGAACCATAAGCTTTTCTCACTCTATGTTTCACCGGGATTTTATCATATAATTTATCTATTTTATTAATCATATTTGGACAAATCATTGGTTGAGAATCTTCTGGCTTATTCCTAATACTTAATAGTCCAACCAATTCTTCATTGCTATATGTTTCTAATGGCACTTCTTTAAAATTTTCACTAATTTGTAAATATGAATATATTTTAGATAATTTATATGTTTCACATCTAGGTTTAGTACTACCATACATTTGCCAATTATTTACTTGAATTACCGCACTATCAAATATATCATCTATAGTATTAGTAATCTCTATTTTATTAAATATTTCTTTGCATTCATCCATATTTATTAATTTATGTCTAAGGATAAATTGTATTTTAGTATTAGTTATAACATATGGTAGTATAATATGAATACCATCCTTTGTAACATTTTTTTTAGGAAGACAATTTGGTTTAGATTTCTCTAATACAAAAGCCACTAATTTACTTTCATCTAATTCAACTAAATTTTTTAATTCAGAAATATATAATTTAAGGAATTGTTGAATAGTGTCATCTGTATATTTTCTATCTTTTACTTCAGTTGGAAATCTAAAATCTAAATCAATTAAAATAGGAGAATAATCTAAATGTTTCTCTGTTAAATAGGCTTTATTTCCATTAACAAACACATGTTTATAATATAAATTATAAAATATATCCATTTGATTATTTGGAATACTATAGGATGCTGGAAATATACCTTCTTCTATAGATTGTTTATCACCTATAGCGGTGTGTGTATAACTTTTATCACCCTTTTTTAGTTTATATTTTTTTAAAAATTCATTTAGATTTTTGAAATTGTCAGTCATTTTATATATTATTTAATAAATTTTTTTAAGTGATTTAACAAAATAAAGTTATAAAATTAGGTTTCAATTTTTATTTGAATAATATATTTTGTAACATAATAAGGTGTAGAATATATTTATTTAATTTAATATATAATTGGTAATATAGCTAAATTTAAAAAATATATATTGAAATATTAAACTATAATCTAATATGGTGCTAAATCTATATTGATATTTTTTATAATTTTATTATTATGTTTAATTATTTTATAGTTATTAAACTATTAAAAATAATTACTTGAGGAAAAAATTGATATTAATAATTATTATTTTTTAAGTAAAGATGCCTTTAGCATATACAGAAAAACGTATTTTGACGGATATTAAACTATTTAGAAATAGTGGTTTAGAATCTAACGGTATTTACTGTCATTTTAATGATTCTAATATCAGAAACTTACAATCATTAATTATTGGACCAAGTGATAGTCCTTATGAAAAGGGATTTTATTTTTTCGATATTACATTTCCTAACAATTATCCTATAGAACCTCCTAAAGTAAAATTTATGACTTTAGATAATTTAGTAAGATTTAATCCTAATTTGTATAAATGTGGTAAAGTTTGTCTATCTATTTTAGGAACATGGTCGGGTCCAGGCTGGACATCTTGTATGAATTTAAATCAGGTACTATTATCTATTCAATCACTTCTTCATGAACATCCGATTCAAAATGAGCCAGGGTGGGAGTCTGAAACTGGTCAACGAAGTAAAGATTATAATGCTTTATTAGAATACTATAATTACACTGTTGCTATTATTAAAATGATAAAAAAAACTCCATATGGTTATGAAGAATTTAAACCAATTATGATGAAAAGTTTAATAGATAATTTAGATTTTCATGTTGATAAATTAAATAGTTTAGTAAAATTTGATAATAAGACTATTAAATCTAGCATTTATAGCATGAATGATATAGTGAACTATTCAAAAATTTTAGATGAATTAAAGTTTTTAGTAACACAATATGATACAACCATTAACCCTGTCATTTTTGATAGAACCTTAGATAATACTAAAGAAATTAAAAAAAATACTAAAAAATACCAAAGAAAAGCACCAGATGAGTCTTCTAAAAATTATGATGTAGGTTTTACTATGGTATCAGTAAATGATAATAAAACATATAAAGTACTTTTACGAAATAATGGAAGTAAATACTGGAAGAAAATAATTGCATAACTTTAAATAATTATATCTATAAATTTATCTTTTTTTTTAAGAATAAATTTGATATAAATAAATATTATATTATTATAATATAATTATGGATTTCTGTGATAATTGTGATATGATGTTATATTTATCTATTGATAATGATGAAGAAACTAATAGTTCAGTATTAACATATGAATGTAAAAAATGTAAAAAAAAATTTACCGATACTAAAGATATTAAAAATAATTGTGTTTATAAAGTAGACTATAATGTAGATGAAATAAAAAGAGATTCGTTAGTAAATAAATATACTAGTTTAGATGTAACTTTGCCTAGAATTAATAATATTCCATGTCCAAATGCTGAATGTACGACACCTAATCCAGAAATAGTGTACATTAAATATGATGAAGAACACATGAAATTTTGTTATGTTTGTTGTGAGTGTCAAAAAGCCAATAGAAAATTTTATTGGTTTTTAGATTAAATTAAAATTGAAAAAAAATATTAAGAATAAAATATTAAGAAATATTATAAATGGATGACTTTACTATAATTGAAGATATCGAAGATAATGGTATTAACAAATCTGTTAATACTCCTAAATATAATAGTTTTATGGATATTAGTATTAACTATGACACTTTAAAAAAAAAAAATATTTCAAAACCTATTATGTCTAAATATGAAAAAACTAAAATAATAGGGATACGTGCAGAGGAGATTGCTAGAGGAGCTGAACCACTAATTGATGTCCCACCAGGTATTACGGATGCAGAGAAAATAGCAGAAGAAGAACTAATTAAACGCAAGACACCTTTTATCTTAAGAAGATTAGTAAATAATAAATTTGAATATTGGCGTATAGAGGATTTGGAATATATTAACTAAATAAAGTACTTATTATTCTTTTTTTGAATTTAACTCATTATTAGATTTATTACCAGATTCATTATCAGAATCATTATTATTCAATTCGTTACCAGATTCATTATTCGATTCGTTACCAGATTCATTATTAGAATCAATATTATTCGATTCGTTACCAGATTCATTATTATATTCATTTTCTGTTTCATCTCCTTCTGATTCATGATTTGAATCATTATCGGTATTAGAACTATCATATAAAACTTTAATTTTTTTTTCATTAATAATATTTTTTTTAATTATATTCATTGATAAATTTCTAGATAAATTAATTGGAATATGATTATAAAATCTTGTATAAATATTTGATATTTTATTACAATTATTTAACACAATAATTTTAATAAAAAAAAGGTTATCTACTGGTATGTCAAAAGAAATTATCATATTATTAGGTTTACTAATTTCAATACTTCCAAATAGATGAAAATGTTTATTACCATAAATTTCATATTTAAATATTTTAGAATCTTTTTCATTAGGAATACAAAGACTCATTGTTTTAGAATTTATTATATCAATATCTATATTATTTAATGGAACCATTATAATTATATTAATAATGATAACTTTAAGTAAATTATTGTTTCCATTTAGCACCACAATCCAAACAAGTTACGAAAATAGTCATAC